AAAAAAACCAAAGACGTTTTCAACACCGCTTATTTCGAAGAGCGCGAGTTGCGTCCTGGCGAAAAGCTTAAGCCGATGATCCTGAATGCCACCAACAGCAAGATGCTGAAAAGCATTACCGGATCTCCATTCCTTGAGGATTGGGTCGGCGTGAAGGTCACTGTTTACGTCGATAAAAATGTCCGGTTCGGAAAGGAATCGGTTGAAGGTCTCCGCTTAAGNCCGGCGCGAGTTACNAAACCTGTGCTTTCNCCNGAAAAAACGCAGGCATGGAATAACGCTAAGGCCGCCTTCAANCGCGATGGCAACCTGGATGCAGTGCTGGCGAGGATGGACATTTCTCCAGAGCATCGCCGCCAACTGGAACAGGAGTGCTCAGCATGATCTGGCATGACGTCGAGCAAAACGGGGAAGAGTGGGATGCTCTTCGCCTTGGGAAGGCTACCGCTTCAAACTTCGGCCTGATTATGGCTAACGATGGAAAGGCGTTTGGTGAGCCAGCCAAGCGTTATGCGCTTCAGTTAGCTCTTGAGCAGATTAAAGGGTGCAAGTCCGAGTTTGGCTTCTCAAACGAGCATATGGAGCGTGGTCACGAACAGGAGCCAATTGCCCGCATGCTGTACGAAGAGATGAACTTTGTCGACGTGGATAACGGCGGTTTCTTTGATCACGAAACATATGGGGATAGTCCGGACGGACTCGTAGGCCAGGACGGAGTGATTGAGATTAAGTCGGTCATTGCCGCCACTCACTACGCCACCCTCACCAGAGGCTCATTCGATCCGGCTTACAGGTGGCAACTAATCGGCCACCTTGATTGCTCTGGCCGGGATTGGGTTGACTTCATCAGCTACTGCTCTGATTTCCCTGACGGAAAGCAACTCATTGTTTACCGTCTGACAGCCGCTGAGTGCGAATCAGAGATAAGCCGCCTTCGTGCGAGAAGGAATGAGTTTCTCTCCCTTGCGGCAGAGACCAAGCGAATGATACTGGAGCTCGAATGAAACATTACCGCGACGCCATAACCGTAGGAAAAGTTAAGTGCATCTACTCCGTCCTCCACCGCGGTTGGTTAATGCCGTCGGGTGAGGTGGTGAGAAACCCGCTAAAGGCTCAGAGACTGGCTGAAGCGCTGGACGCGAAAAGAGGTGCGCAATGATTTACGGATCAATATGCAGTGGCATTGAAGCCGCAACGGTCGCCTGGGAGCCGCTCGGATGGAAAGCGGCATGGTTCTCTGAAATTGAAGCGTTCCCGTCTGCTGTGCTGGCGGAGCGCTGGCCAGAAGTCGTGAACCTTGGCGACATGACGAAAATCGCCGCAGCGGTGCGCGCCGGTGAAGTACAGGCACCGGATGTGATGGTAGGCGGAACACCTTGCCAGGCGTTCAGTATTGCCGGTCTACGTAATGGCCTTGCAGATGCCCGCGGTCAGTTAACCCTTTCATATATGGAATTAGCGAATGCAATCGACGATAAGCGCATCGAGCGCGGAGAAGAAGAAGCAATCTTCGTCTGGGAAAACGTCCCGGGCGTCCTCACAAGCCACGACAACGCTTTTGGTTGCTTTCTGGCAGGACTTGCCGGAGAAAGCTGTGAACTTGAGCCATCAGGGGGAAAATGGACGCACTCTGGTTGTGTGTATGGACCCCAAAGGACAATCGCTTGGATCGTCAAGGACGCCCAATATTTCGGAGTGGCCCAACGACGCAAGCGTGTGTTCGTTGTCGCAAGTGCTCGAAAAGGATTCGATCCCGGCCAAGTACTTTTTGAGTCCGAAGGCGTGCGCCGGGATACTCCGCCGAGCAGAGAACCGCAAACGTCAGTTGCCGCCCTTACTGCGAGAGGCGTTGGAACGTGTGGCGCAGATGACAATCAGGCCCAAGCAGGACACCTCCTCGCTTTCGGTGGTGGAAACACAGGGGGAAACATCGATGTTGCCGCCTGCCTGACAGCAAAGGGCCAGCGCATTGATTTCGAAGTCGAGACTTTTGCTGTGCATGGCACTCAAGACCCTGACACAAATCTGGAGCTTGCGCATACGCTTGGTCGTAACCACGGGCAGGAGAATGCATGCATTGCGTTCAGTTACAAAGACCATGGAGCAGACGCATCAGAAGACCTGTCTCCGACATTGCGCGCAGGAAATTCAGATAACAGCAACGCAAACGGCGGGCAGCCTCCGGCGATTGCTTATGCATTCAAACTGGGGCAAGGCGCCAAAGCAAGAGGCATTGGATTCGCTGAAGAGCAATCACCAACGCTTACAAGCGCCAGTAGCGGTACAAATTTAACACCTGCAGTCATGCATGGCGTATCTGTTCGACGTCTTATGCCAGTCGAGTGCGAGCGCCTGCAGGGCTTTCCTGATAACCACACACAGATTTCATGGCGCGGGAAAGAAGCGACTAAATGCCCGGATGGCCCCCGCTATCGCGCCATCGGTAACAGCATGGCAGTGCCGGTGATGCGCTGGATCGGCGAGCGTATTGCGGCCGCATTGCCAGTTAAAAAATCTGCGGGTGATTATGGCGGCAGCAAAACGCCAGCGGATCAGCGCGACCTCTGGCGCACTCCGCCCGCCCTCTTCGCATGCCTGAATGCTGAGTTCTGCTTCCAGCTTGATGCAGCCGCAGCTCAGCATAACGCGCTGTGCAAGAAGTTCATCACAGCCGAGCAGAATACGCTGGAGACATCGTGGGCTGATTACCTGAGCATTCCCGGCTACGTCTGGCTGAACCCGCCATACAGCGACATCACGCCATTCGTGAAGAAGGCTGCCGCCGAGAGCGCCAATCAGATCGGCACGGTGATGCTGGTACCTGCTGACACTTCGGTTGGCTGGTTCAAAGAGGCAATCCAGACCGCTAGCGAGGTTCGCTTTATTACCGCGGGGAGACTGGCATTTATCAATCCGGTAACCGGCAAGCCTGTCAGCGGCAATAACAAAGGCTCAATGCTGATTATCTGGCATCCCTACCCTCGTACGCACTGCCATTTTTCGACGGTAGAGCGTGATGCGCTGATGAATTTCGGTGCCCGTTTGATAGCCAAGCGGGAGGCAGCATGACGCCAGAAGAAAAAGAAAATGCTCTCCGCGCCCAGGCTCGTCGCTGCGCAGAAGAGATAACCAAAGCGATGAGCGTAAAGCCAAAACCGAAGTGGAACGCCGTATGCCCCCCATCCTTCGCAAGCACTACGAGAAGGTCCGGCCGATGGGTGTCAGCCTGGTGAAATTTGTCAGTGTTATTGGCCGCATGAATGGCCGGTATGGAGTGGAATCATGAGCAAATACGTAAATCTTGATATCGCGATAATGAGCAAGCTTAGCGAGAAACCCTCTCCGTTCAGCCGCCTGTTCTCTGGTGACGTAGGGGCTGAGTGCGTCGATATAGCGAGGGATGAAGGGGATAAAAAAGAGCCGTTCCGCATCCTCGACCGCCGATTACAGGCCTTGCGTAAATTGGGGGCGATTGCCCATGTGAAAGGTAAAGGATGGGTGAAGTTATGAGCGCAGAAATCATCGATCAGGCCAACGAGCTGGCAGAGCGCCGGCTGGAAATGACCATCCAGAACATGCGCATCAACCACAATGCAGTTTCAGCTACTCATTGCCGCGACTGCGGGGAAGAGATACCCGAGCGGCGCCGGGAACTGGTGGCTGGATGTCAGCGCTGCGCTGATTGCCAGGAAGATGAGGAATTACGCAGTAAACACCGGAGGCCGTGATGTTCAAACTTATTCAGAGAGGTCAGCTCTTTGCCGATTGTCACGGATGGCCGGTAATTATCGCCAGCAGCGACGACAAGACGGTTCGCTACTGGCGCCAGGGGCGGATCAACACTGCAAGCATAGACCGCTTTAACAATGACTTCGAGCCGCTCTCTCACGAAGAGGCCCAGCAGATAAAGGCAGAGCTGGAACAGAGCGAACACATTAAGAAACTGCGCGCCCAGCGGGCAGCGTAATCGGGAGGAAATATGGCGTCTGACAAACCGATAACAGCACAGCAGGCCGCCGATTTGCTCATCGTGTCGGCGCGGGTGATCTACCGCCTGATTGATTCTGGAGAACTCGCCGGCCGCAAGGTCGGCAACAAGTACAGAACGACTGAGGCGGCGTGTATTGCATATTTGAAAACCCCGCGCGATCCTGTCATCGCGAACGCGGGTGAACATAAAGGAGAAGTTTTATGTCAATCACCCTCAGGGGCGGCGTGTGGCACTGTCATTTCTTTACGCCGTCAGGAAAAAGAGTTAGGCGATCTCTTGGCACGGGGGACAAAAAGCAGGCTCAGGAGCTCCACGACAAACTGAAGGCGGAAGCGTGGCGGGTTGACCAGATCGGTGACCTGCCTGTCAGAACCTTTGAAGAATGCTGTATCCGGTGGTTGCGGGAAAAAGACCATAAGCGATCGCTGGATGATGACAAAACCAAAATTGAGTTTTGGCTGCAGCATTTTTCCGGCCGTGATGTCTCGAAGATAACGGCTGAGGAAGTCCACGAAGCTGTTAACGGGATGATCAACCGTAAGCACCTGCAGGTGTGGGAGAGTAAACGTGATGCCGCGGTGAGGAAGGGTAAGCCGGTTCCTGAGTACAAACCACGGCAGGTTTCTCAGGCGACGAAGGCGCAACACCTTTCCTTCATTCGTTCCCTTCTCAGGGCCGCGGCGAATGACTGGGGCTGGATAAAAACAGCCCCTGTAATCAAAACCCGTAAACCGATCAGTAAGCGGATACGGTGGCTGACCAGAGAAGAAGCTGAGCGGTTGATCGAGTGTATGCCGGAGAGCATTAAGCCAGTGGTGATATTTGCACTGGCAACCGGCCTGCGCCGCTCAAACATCATCGGGCTTGGGTGGCAGCAGGTCGATATGCAGAGAAAGGTTGCATGGGTAAATCCGGAGAACGCAAAAGCGGGCAAGGCGATTGGCGTAGCTCTGAATGATACCGCATGCAGGGTATTAAGGGATCAGATAGGGAAGCACTCCCGGTGGGTGTTCGTTCACACCACGGCAAAACATCGCCCTGACGGAACGCTGACTCCCGCGGTGAGAAAAATGCGGGTGGATGACAATAACGCCTGGCGCGCCGGGTTAAAAAAAGCGGGGATCGAGGATTTCCGTTTTCATGACCTCCGGCACACCTGGGCGAGCTGGCTGATCCAGTCCGGCGTCCCGCTTTCTGTTTTACAGGAAATGGGAGGATGGGAGAGCATCGAGATGGTGCGTCGTTATGCTCACCTGGCACCGAACCACCTGACCGAACACGCACGGAAAATTGACGCCATTTTTGGCGCTAGCGACACAAATACGACACAAGGAGGAAATCAGGCTGGTTTAAAACTGGCGTAAGTGCTTGTTTCTTAATGGCACGCCCTACAGGATTCGAACCTGTGACCTACGGCTTAGAAGGCCGTTGCTCTATCCAGCTGAGCTAAGGGCGCCCTGAGAAGCGAGTGCTTCGCGGAGTGAAACGCCTGGAATTATACGGTCCACGTCCGTTGAGTCAATCCATTTTGCCAGGAAACTGCGGGGCTTATACGATGCTGGCGAAATATCCCTCAGCAACTGTACAAGAAGCATACCACCGGAGCTCATGCGCGCGAAAATTCACTTAGTGGCCAGGCGCAACACACCAATGACCCTGGACTTAACAGGGTCAAAACAGGCTAAATTCACCGCATACAGGATAAAACAGCAAACGAGGACTGACAGCGAGGCCCGCTTCTGACAAAATATCCTCATCCCCCTTTCGTAAAGATACAGATGGAATCCTCTCTCTGATGGCAGCAAAAATTATTGACGGTAAAACGATTGCGCAGCAGGTACGCTCTGAGGTTGCG